TCCTTTGATTCCGTCCCAAACCCCATTAAAAATATCCGTTCCAACTTGCTTAAATCCGCTAACCGCAGCAGTAAAAATATTCTTGATTGCTGTTATCTTTTCGCCTATCCAAACTTCGATTGCGTTAAATATTTCAATTGTTTTTGTTTTGATAGTGTCCCAAAAACTTAATTTTGAGGTTAGCCAAGATATTTTAGCCGATATGTAATTAGAGATACCTTCCCAAACTCCTTTGATTCCGTCCCAAACCCCATTAAAAATATCCGTTCCAACTTGCTTAAATCCGCTAACCGCACCAGTAAAAATATTCTTGATTGCTGTTATCTTTTCGCCTATCCAAACTCCGATTGCGCTAAATATTTCAATTGTTTTTGTTTTGATAGTGTCCCAATTTTGCCACAATGCAACACCCGCCGCAATTAACAATCCGATTGCAATAACCGCAATCCCAATCGGTGATGTAATAAATGCTAGGACAGCCCCAAATGCTGTTCCAACAGCTGTTGCAACTCCCGTTACGGTTGACCAAATACCAGTTGCAATTGATACCGCGTTGATGGCTAAAGTATAAAGTCCAAATGCTACCGCCCCCGCTGTTATCCCTGCGAAAAGGGGAGTGAGTTGTACCATCAAGGCAACCGTGTCATCTTTAAATTTTACAACTCCCTCTGAAACATCCTTAAATTTTTGTATAATCAACGGCATGTTTGCTTCGATCCATGCACCAAATCGGTTTAAAATTGGTAGGATTTTTTCTCCCATCGGAATTAAAATACCTGTTGTTAGTTGCCTGCCTATGCCAGTTAGTGCCTCTCCAAACGTATCGTATTTTACCGAATTTATCTGAGCAAGAGCATTCTTTGAGGTATTTATACCACCGTTAACATTTGTTAGGGCCGCAATTCCTTTAGCCCCAACATCTTCCCACGTTGTACCGAATAATGCTGTTCCTGTTGTAGTTTGAGCCAATGGGTCCTTCATTTCATTTAGTTTTGTTGTAACTAATTCAAATGCTGCTTTGCCTTTTTCGCCACCCGCGGCAAAATCTGCGGATACTTGAGTAGCATTTAATCCAAGAGCGGTAAATGCCTCGGTGGTACCTGTGGAGCTATCTTTTGTTCTGATCCCAAACTCTTTTATTGCATCCCCAAGTTTATCTATGTCAAAAACTCCGCTGTCTGCTCCATTTTTCAGCATGTTAAACATTTCAGTTGCGCCTAATCCGATACTGGCGAAGTGTACAGAATACTCGTTTATGCTATCAGCAAGGTTATCATTTGCGTTTAGTCCACCCTGAGCCCCTTGTGCCATCAGATTATAAGCAGTTTCGGAATCCACCCCAAAATTTTTCATGAGTTGGTTTACACTTCGTATGCTCTCAGCAACCCCTATTTCAAACGTATCCCTCACAGCAAGAGCATTTTGTGTGGTGTTTGCCAGTTCGTCCCCTGTCAACTTGGTTTGCTGTGCGATAACTCCCATGCTTGCCCCAATATCTTCGAACGATTGCCCGAAATTATTGTTGTAAATATCTAACATAGCATCCCGCATACTCGCCATTTTGTCTGTACTCGTACCAGTTGATGCTTGCAGTCCATTTAGTGCGCTCTGCATTTGACTTGCTGCATTAACTGCCGTGGTTCCAAGTGCGATCGCTGCCGTTCCTGCTGCCAGCGCTATTCCTGCACCCCATTTTGCAGCTATTTTAATTCCCGACGATAAACGTGTTGCTAGTCCATCGGCGTTTTCGCATGTTCGAGATATACTTCTATTTGCCTCGTCGGAGTCAACCAAAACTGACCCAAATACTCTAAAAAGTTCAATAATTTTCCACCCCCTCGTGTTTTCCTTGATGGAATTTCATTAATTCATTTGCCTGTTCTATAATTTCTTCATTGCTTAATTTGGTCTGTTTGATTGGAGCCCGAGCCTTAGACCTAAATTTTTCAAATGGAATAAAGTTTACTTTGTCCATATTGGGATAAATACTGATCCACATTTCCCAATCTCTTTGTTCATTTCTTTTTTCTATAGCTTTGTTAATTAAATTTATTCCTTTTTTCCAAGGCAACTTATTTACATAATCTAAACTGGAATATCTCGAAAGGAGCAAGTCAATGATTTCGATTTCGTCTATTGACTTGCTTGCTTGAAAAAACTTAGAAGATCAGGAATCTTTTTAAATTCTTGAATTATTTCAAAGGATTTCTTCAAAGGAAGTTTTCCGAATTCTTCTCCTGTCATTCCTGCCAACGATCCCATGAAATTATTTACTTCATCCTTTGCCAAATGTAAACTTGTGAAAACCATAAGTATAAATTCTGCTCCAACTTGCTTTTGTGTCTTTTCTTCGGTGGCATTTATTTTTAAATTCATTTTTTCCAGTATGTTAGACATTGCATAAATATCATTCGTTTCAAGTTCTCGTATCATAAAAAGCGACCTCCTAGAATTGATTTTAAGGTAGATAAAAAATAAAAGGAGGGTAATAACGCCCCCTCCAATTATATTCTATTGTTATGCTACGGTTTTATTGATTGAAACTGTGTAAGTCTTGCTAACCGTACCAGTTTGAGCAACAACAATTGTTATTAAATTTATACCCGTTGTGAGTGTGATTGCTCCCGATGCAACACCCGATGCAACAACAACTCCATTTACTGTAATTGACGTAGCAGTCGCACATGTTGGGGTAACTGTAACGGATGCTACTGATTGAGCCACACCCGACCCATATGCGTATGTTCCTGCTGCAAAAGCAGGAGCAAGTGTTGCGGTAGTTATAGCTAATGCCGTCAAGTTTGGAGCCAATGAGGACAATTCTTCGATTGTGTAAAGCGGTGATGTATTATCGGTGGGATCTCTGTGACCTGAGAAAACAACCTCAACGACTGACTCGTCTTTGTCTGCCATTTCAACGCTTAGTCCATTATCAGCAAGAGCCTTGAATAATGTGATTACCTTGCTTTTTCCGGCCATATCAGTTCCAACCAAGGTTACGTTTGTAAAATATTCGGTGTCCAGTATTGCACCATCAACCGTGTTAGTAACTTTTGTTGCTGTTGCTGTCGACCCTGCAAGAGCCATTTTTAAATTTGAGATTGACATGTCCATGAATTTAACAGTCAAAGTTGCATCTTCTTTAATTACTCGTCTTAACCCCTTTTCCTTTCCCATAGCGCCATCTCGCTCTATCACTTTTACATCCTGCTCTACAACGAAAGAGTTTCCACCGCGCGTAGGTGCTAGAATTCTTTGTGTTCCTAGCCCATAATCTAAATACACAACACCGGTATCAATTAGTACATTTGCAATTTGAGCCGTTGTAACATTTTGTCCCATTTTTGTAGCCTCCTAAGTTTAATATTTTTGGTAGGTTCTAGCTTGATATATATATTTTCGCCTACGAATTCGCGGGTCATCATCCACCAAAGTCAAGCGGTTCTCTCGGTATATTACAAATCCCATGACATCGTTAATCATTATAGATTTTTGGTGGAGCGCGTTGTCTATTGTGCCTATAAGAGTCTCCAGTGCTGTTGTGTCTGTTGCGACGTCCCAAACGTCCACATCTAAAATAAATGTCTCCAACGAGCCAGAATCAACGGAGTTTGGGAGGTCAAAAACGATGTAAGGAAATACCACGTTATCAGGCGCAACAGGCGCAACTTGAAAAAAAACTCTATCATGCATAGCTTTCAAAACTGTTTGTATTGATGTGCGTAACTCCACAAATTTAATCATTTTCACCATCCCCACTGATTGCCTCAGACTCATTTATCAAGGTTTGAGCATTGTTTTCGTCCTCAATTGCTGACAAATATTTGGATTGAATTTCTCGTATTTCTCCGATACTTTCAAATACGGTATCTCTTATAATACCACGTTTAGGCTGATTCTTTGTTCCTAATTCCTGTCCTGCTCCATACCAAGTATCATGCTTCGTTCCGATTTGCAAATCCGCATCTCTTTTTCTAACCCAATATTGTGTATTTTTATAAATTATTCGATTACTTTTC